CATGCTCGCTAACCGGGCGATGGTCTGACCCTTATGAAACACCGTGAACTTCACAGCAACCACCACCTCCCACCGATGACTAAACGACAGCAGCTGTTCGCGCTTGCCGCGCAGCTTCACGACTTGACAACCGATGAGGAACGGGAAAACTACCCGTTCCTTGATCACCTACAGGATCTGATCGATGACCTAGAACTGGAGGAAGGCGAAAAGAGGAACCAACCATGAACACCACCATCAAATCTCAATGGATCGCCGCTCTGCGCAGCGGTGACTACAAGCAAGGCCGTGGCTGGTTAAGGACGGACAACTATTACTGCTGTCTTGGAGTTCTGTGCGACCTGCACAGCAAAGCTAACCCTGACCATCGCCAGTCCTGGCGCCCGATGTGCAACTACATCGATCCATTGGAAAAAGAATACATAGAATACATATACGCCTATGGCAAAAGCACGACCAGGTTGCTGCCTGACGACGTTCAACGCTGGGCCGGTATTGGCTGCTCAGATCCAGACATTGTTGTCGATAACGAAGCGCTGATTTTGTCTCAGCTCAATGACAGGGGTTACACCTTTGAGCAGATCGCCAAGCACATTGAGGAGCAGCTTTGATGCACGCCATGGATCACCGCCGCAGTTAAACCAGTTGCAAAAGTGACACGCGACAAGGGGAAGCAGGGTTGATCTGGTGCATACTTAGTTCACCGGAGGCAATCGCTTCCACCGCACCTAAACAAATGGCCCGCTCCACCAAACGCACTTAAATTTTTTGTTAAACGCGTTTCTTTTGGAAAAAAAGGTCGCGTGTTCAAATCCCGCCGCTCTCATTTTGTTTCTGACGTTCTACTTGATCTTCTACTTCTTCCAGAATTTTTAATGCATAATAGTGAAATCGTTCTGTAATCCAACGAAGATCTTCATCGGATACATTAGAAACAATAGCATCAAGTCGTAATTCACGAGAGGGTTCTTTCAAATAATTAGAAACGAGTTCCAATGCTTTGTAGCGCCCTCTTGTAAACGCTTTAAACATTACACTTCACCTTCTTCTAATGCTTTCGTTTCTTGTTCAGCTGCCTGCTTTTTTAAAATCTCAATGATCTCAAGAGCACCTTGAACTTTAAGATAACCTTCTTTGGTGCGGATTAAACTTTCTTCTGCAAGTTTGATTTGATCACCCAAAGACTTTAGTTGATCTTGCAATCCTTTCTCAAGGTTTTCAATAATAGTTTCCATGGTTAATCAGTTGTTGTTAAGGTCAATATACCAGCCAGAACCTGGTCCTTCACAAGTCCAGCGTTGGCTGATCATTTGAAAACTATAGCGCAATGCATTGCCATTTTTATCTTCATATGTCCCTGAAGAGTTATCGAGATTACCGTAGGGATCATGTACCACGAAATAACCGCCACCAGGCGATTTACCGTCTTCGTTATAGCCAATAGCACAAATCCAGTGTCCACCGCCTTGAGGAGCGTAGGAGGGACCTTTATGAAGGATTCCAATGGGCACTGGAATGCCTGCAGAGATGAGGCCACGTAGCTTGCTTAGAGTGCCGTTTTGATGGAAGGTGGCATCCAATCCAAAATGTTGAAGCGTTTCAAGCTGGACAGTGCTGCTTGTGGTATCACCACTTTTCAGTACTTGAGAAAGATATTCATCATCACCTTTAATGGCACCAGGCTTAAGGTACATCAATGCCATAGCACAACTTGAACTAAAACAAGTACGCCACCATTGGGTGTAGTTATCTCGTTGAGATTGATAAGGAACATTAAGAACTTTATAGCCTAAGTTATGTTTACTGTTTTCCTTGTTCTCTTTAAGTCCATCCCAGTGGGGGTTGTAGATCCACCAAGTACCTAGGCCGTAAGGAAATTTTACAAGAGTATGATTATCTTCTGATTTAATAATGTGACATGATTTATAACAACGACCTTTAATAACTTTTGCTTTTTCGTTTGACTTAAGTTTAGAAGAAGCAATTGTTTTCTTTTTAAACCATGTGTTGTAATTTGTGCAGAGTTCTACAACACGTTCATCAAGAGTAAATAACTTTACTTCTGCTTCACGGCGTCGTGTAAGGCCAGGGAGTGGACCATTGGATCCTTTATTCCAACGAGGGAGTTCTTCTTCTGCAACGGTATTTGGGTTTTCTCCTGCATTAAGACGACGACGTAATGTTGATTCTTGAAGTGCACCAGCACCAACGTTATAGGTGAAGGATACTAAAGCATCAAATTGATTTTGATTAAGTTTAATATCAATATATTTTTTAACTGCATCTTCAAATTTAACAAGATCTTCTTTGAGAAGTTTTTCTGCTTCTGGTTCAGAAATTATCATACCAACCCACACATCAGGGCCGGTGTGGCCATAACCGATGGTTAGAATTCCTGCTGGACAATAATAAGATTCTAGGCGTAAACCTTCATATTCTTTAATGAGATTTACACCAGATTGAGAAGTATGCATTGATAGCAAATATAATCTTTACTATCAATATACCTTAAGAAACTAATTAGTGAAGGGGACATGCGGCCTTGCACAGCGCCAGTACCAGTCTGGATGAAACCTCCACCCAGGCCGGCCAAGCGCAAAACTGATTACCTGAAACTTTCCAGCTAAATGATTGGCCTGTTGTGGGGCTGGCCGGAAAATCTAAAGCCATAGTTTTTAATTTGTTTGAAGGTTAGGTTTTGTTCGTGTCATAGTTAAATGTTATCGTTAATAAGGATATGAGTCCCGGTAGGAGCACCAACACCATTAATTTGATAATAGTTAGTGGAATTACCTGGAGTTGACCTAAGCGTGTTCCCCATCATTGTTAGGTATGGATCTGTTGGGGCATTTGTCCAATCAAGGATTCTGTTATCTTTAGTGGTGTCACTTAAGTCTCCAAAGTACCTGATATTCCCACTGAGGACAACTCCACAATCGCCATCAACGGTAACGACAGACTGGCTAAACCCACTGACACTACCAGCGCCTAGAATGTTATTACTAAACATCACTTGCCTGATTGAGCCTTTACCAGTGCCTCCTGTGTTCATTGTTGCCTGAACGCATATTTTAGGTTCCTGCCAAGTGTTACCACATACACTAATCCACTTGGTATCTTGGGTAGACAAGAAAGGCTGGGGATTTAAGCCTAAAGTATAATCACCATCTCCGTTGATCTGATTATCGTTAAACGTAATTGACTGACCGCCTTCCACAACAATGCGGCTTTTGTCTTGATCGTTAGCGCAAGCAAATGAATTGCCAACAATTCTAAAATTCTCCAGACCACTATTAGTATCAATGTCGATGTAGATTCCTTGGTTGATAGATGTAAATCCACCAATCGTTTGTGCATAGTCAAACGTATTGTCTTGAATAGAAATGCAACCAAGTTGGAAATTATTAAAGTTAGTTAGTTCACGAACTACGATCCCCACCCATTCTTCTGCCACGTTGCTTCCAGTGTTATTGTTAGTCCAATCAACACAGAATCGATTATTACTGATTGTAGTTTGAGGCGCGTCTTCAACAAGAATGCCCATTACCTCGTAGCCATAAATGAGGTTAGTTTCTCCATTACCTTTTACTGGAATAATCAAATTATCTGAAATTGTGCAAGACATATTAAAATCTGTTGCTTCCCCTCTACGAACAGAGATGCCAACTTTGTTTTTGTACGAAACATTATTTGTTACTAGGCAATTTGCAATTACAGTTTTAACGTCAATAGCGTAGTAATAACCCTGACAGAAGTTACCATTTACCAGTGCGTTCTGCTGGCCAGCATCAATAAAATACCCTTGACGAATCGGACTTGTAGGAGTTTCAGTGGAATCTGTCCGCTCAAATGCGTAGATCCTGTTATTGATTAAAGAGTTGTAAGCACCTGTGCCATAGCAGCCGATGTCACCATCATCAGTCCCGCCATAAGTAATGCAGTCACGAATAGTATTTCGCTTGCCCCCAAAGATTGAATAGAAAGCCCCACACTTAAATTGAACAGGAGTAGTTACTTCTTTCTCAGCATAACAGTTATCAATTGTTGAGCCATTACAATTAAACAAATAAGCACCACCACCAGTGTTAAGCGTACTGATATTTTGAATAAGGCTAGATTCACACTGGTACATCATGACAGCATAGCCATCAAACTGTTGCCTGAGAGCACCACTAATAGCATCAGTCGCTACAAAGTTGCCACCAATAAACTTGGCTTTTAGCACCCCCGTAAACCCAAAAGCACAGGTAGATGTTGCTCCATCATGCCCTGCAAATTTAATAGTACCTTCGTTAATGATCGTCAGAGTGTTAGTAACATTAACTGCATAATGTACTGGACCTTGAACCGTGCTAAATAAAACGCCCTGTCGTGTTACAAGGTATTCTGCTGATGGTATGTACAGGGTTTTACCAGTGCCTTGAGTTGCGTTCACAGCAGCTTGAATAGCCGCCGTATCATCAGTGACTCCATCACCTACAGCACCAAAATCTTTAACACTCACCACATCTTGCAGCTTTGATTCAACGGTGCGCTGCACAGCACCAGTACCGGATTGCGTAAACAGTACGTCTCCAGTAAAGTTTCCTGAGACGATCAAATTACCTGGAATGGTAACTGCACCTGATCCATCTATTGTAAGTCTAGAAACTCCACCTGTTACAAGAGCAATTTGATTTACACCTGGACTAATGATACCAGTATCAGCATCACCTGCAAACTTAAGTGCACAGCTTGTTAATGATCCAAGAGATAAAGCAGCGTTGGTACCATCTTCCCTTAGGAGAGGGTAACCGCCTACCTGAATGGCATCATGAATAACACATGTTTGTTTAACCGTATCAACGGTAACTTCACCACTAGCACCAGTGAAACCTGAATGCTGTGCTGTTGTTCCTCTACGAAATTGTACTTGAGTTGACATAGTTTTATCCTAAAGCAATTGCAACTGCAGTAGCGAGGACAGCAAGAGCGCCTTCTATATTGGGCTCATATCCTGTTGCTATATGACCTTAAATTATTTCTTTTATTCTAAGTTGTTAAATCCTTTAGAATAGTAGCAGGAACAAATGCAATGAACAATGGCACCTGAAATTATTGCCGTAATAATTACAAGTGCCTTTGCTGCATTCACTGGTGTGGGTAGAGCATTGAACACTTTTAATGAAAAAATTCAAAAAAAGTTTAACGAGCTAGAAAAAAAAATTCATGAAGTAGAAGAAGATATGATTCGAGATTATGTTTTAAAGCAAGACTTCATTCGTGAAATGAATGGTCTTAATCAAAAGTTAGATCGTATTTGGGAGTTTATGATCAAACAAGCTAAAGATTAAATCGCAGACCAGCTGGAAGTAGAGGTGCGATAGATATATAAAGTTGTAACAGATTCATCGTAATGAAGCTGGCCGTTAACAGGGCTAGTGGGAAAAGAACCAGAGCTAACGGACGCAACTGCTTTAGGTTGGAGCCAGCTGGAACCATCATGGATATTTAAAATTTGGGAACTAGATGTATTAAGCCACTGCTCACCTTTAGAAAGGGATGCAAAGCCTGTAGGAGCTGCGTTAGGAGGGGTTGAATCTACATGAACCGGACCAACCTTAATGAGCCCTGTGGAGGGTGCTGGGGTGCTATCAGCAAAGTAAAGACCAGGATCAGTTGGGTTGAGATTTAAACATAGTTCTCCATCACCAATACGAATAGGTGTTGGCCTGTCATTAAGAAGGCTAGAACGTCTGCTTAGGATTTGAATTGTCATCTTTAAATATTGATATACAAACCGGAGTCAACAATAATAACTTGAGGTACAAATGGATTATAGGTTGTGCAATCTAGTGTACTACTAATACCGCTAGGAACTGGTTCACCATTTAGGTATAAACCACCATCAATTTCACCAAACTGGAAATTACTTGTATAGTCCGTAAGAGGTTGATCAAGCATACCGATCTTAGTATCTTGAATTAATTGTGGGTCAATATTGAATACTTTATTCATCATTAATAACATATTAGTTGTCGTATTGACTTGTTGTCCGTCTCTATTAAGCTCTCCATTCTCACGTCGAATACTATCTGTCATCATCATGCTGACAAGATTGGCATCAAAGTCACCAACCTGAACAGGTTGATTTTGAGCACCAGTAACTTCTTTTGCTCCAGTCCACGGCATACCGTAACCCATCATTGCAAGGCGTTCAGCTTGCTGTTTTGTCTGTTCATTTTCTTTTGTTAAACGTTCATAAAATTTTTCTACTGCATCACCAATTGGTCGGTCTGTTGGTTCTAATAACCAGGCCCCAACATATTCGTGATTCTTTAAGTTTTGAACTTGACAATATCCACTTGTTGTTTGAGTGAAAGGATAAATAATAACAAAATTATTGTCGTCAATAACTTGACTAACTGTGTATTCACCGCTAATTGCATTACCACTGGTGAACTCTAATTGAATACGTGTATTGACACCAAGCTGATGATTTTCTGTATTAACTGTAATATTTGGTCCGCCAGATTGCTCATAACGTCCAGTCAAGTTAATTGGATCATTTCCTTCATCATGGACAATCGACCACATGGCAGCATAAATATGTTTACACCACCTGGGTTGATAATAGAGAAGATTAGGGTATGAAAATTCTGCAGTATCTCCATAACCAGGTAATTGATAAAAATTATTAACAGGAACATAACCAAAGTCATTGTAAACGCCAATATCGTCTCGTGTTTCAATAACATTGCCATCACGATCAAGACGTTCACCAGGTTTAACAATGCCTGCTGGTGTACGAGGAAACTTTGCTTTTGATGAATCTTTATAAAAGTTATAAGTTTCTCGACGTAAAAAATCTGGGCAGGTGCACTGGTATCGAATCTCTGTTGTCAAGTAACGACCAACTTCAAAACCTCGATGCGCTGGCACAATAGTTTTTGATATACCTTGACTGGAAGGCAACCCGGTTGTTGGATCAAAGATACGATTACCATAACTATCATCACGTTGAAATAATATTTCATTTGTTGTAATGTCTGTTCCTGTTACGGTATAACCTACATAATCATCATAATTGTATCCACGGATTCTTCTACTTAATAGTCCTGTCCCAGATGTTGTTGCCGGTGCAACAGATGTAACTGTAAATTGTGTTGGACTTGTTACAGTCACATCATATAAACCTGGAATGGATACTCCAGTGAAAAATACAAGAAGAACTTCATTCCCTGTTGAAAGGCCATGAGGTGTTGTGCAGTTAACAGTAATGGTTGTTGTCGTTTGGCTATAAGTAAAAACAATGCCGGGATCTCTTTCAATAACGCGATCAGCAAGGCGTTCACCAGCAAAGAAGTTAACTGGAGTAGGTATAAACCGAATACCGACTCGCATTTCAGTCCATATTGGATTATCAAAAGCTGTATTCTGTCTAACTTGAACATTACCTGCAGTAGTAACAGCAGCAGATGCTGTACAAGTAAATGTATTTAAAGTTTTAGATGTAATTGTAAGTGTATCATTAACTGCTAAACCAGAAGTAAAGGAAAGAAAAACAGAGTGACCTGGAAAGAATCCATGCTCTTCTAATGTCACCGTAATTGTTGTTCCGACTTGAGAGTAAGTTGAGGCACGAGGAGCAGTTAAATATCTAACACTTTGTATAGGTAAACCAAAGTTATAAAAACTAAAACTATTTGTATCACGAACAGCAACCATCTGTTCTCCAATTTCTGGATTGCTGCTTGGAAATGTAAATACTCGTGCAGGAATAAACACACCAGGAAACTGCTGGAAAGCAACATACATCCTGAAGTCACCGCGTGTATTTCGCTCGGTTGCATTTGATCCTAGGTATGACTGTGTAATAGCATACAGATCATAACCACGTCTCCACCTGGACCAAAGGCTATCGTGATCATAAAAACGAATACGACTAGTTATTGAGTAATCATCAGGAGTAAATTTATATGGATCATTATCGCCAAGGTCATATTTTTTACTTTTCTTTTTATCATCAAATCCTTTGAAACTAGCATCAAAGGATCCACCAAAACTTTGTTTTCTACGGGGCATTGATACTAAGTCCTTTATCTGGCGAGCCAGGATAAGGATAATTTACTTCAGGAACACCCATCATCCTTCGCCAACTATTTGCCAAGTTTTTAGCTAATTGCCAATTAGACTGATCTTGTTGGCGATTATTAATAGAATCCTGCTTGGACATTAACATAGAATCCATTGGTCAATGCATTGGTTCCGCTAACTGCAGCATAAAGTGCAGTACCACGGGGCAACATTAACCCACGCATTTTAGGCGAAACTTCATTGTTTGCAGAACTAAAGTTTGCACCAGCGTGAGGAACTGGATGATTAATAAGCGGAAGCTTTTTTTTAAGCGTTAAACTGTAGGACTGATCAGCAGCAACGCTATCAATGTTAACAACAAAGAGAGGGAAAAACTGATTAGTACTTATCAGCGTACTAGTGCTAACAGCATAGAAACAAATATCGATTGGGTTATAAACATTGACATTACCACTGGTGTCAAGAGAACTGGCACTTGTAACAGTAAACGTACCGGTTGTAATAGCAGTTACAGTTGCTGTTTCATCAACACCGGATCCACTGGTGTAATCAAGGTAAACACTTTGACCAACTTTTAAGTTATGGTTGGAAGCTGTAACAGTAACAACAGTACCTGGAGTACCTGAAGTTACACCATCATCACTTTGAACATAGGTTCCAACAAGAGCCGTTTTAGCATCAATAAAAATATTGACATCTTTGCTATAACGAATATAAATTTCATCGATATAAGCACCAGAGATTGATGTATCTGTTAATGCAGAATCAACATCAAAAACTTTAGTTGCATTACCAATCGAAGTAGGAATTAAACTGGTTGCAAATAACTGTCCAGAAGCAACAGTTAAAAGTGTGCTAGAAGATGCTGGACGGTCCAGCATCATCGGTTGCTTGTTACTAGAGCTAGAACTCATACGTCAAAACACCCTGACTTGTTGTATAATTCAGCAGGGACCCCGAGAACTAAATTAATTCTACAATCATGAAACCCACAAAAATCACTTGTCATTGTGAGATTTGCAAAAAAGAATTTCAAAAAAGTAAAACAGAATTGAAGCGATCTCTTGAGCGTTCTGGAAAAATTATTTGCAAAGATTGCAGAGCTATAACACACGGTGAAAGCAAGAGTCCAGAATACAAAAGTTGGTCGTCAATGAAAGCGCGTTGCAATAATGAAAATAACACTCATTACTTAAGGTATGGAGGCAGGGGCATTAAACATGATGTTAGGTGGAGCAAATTTGAAGAGTTTTTTAGGGATATGGGTAAAATGCCTCAACCAAACATGGAACTAGATCGTATTGATAATGATGGAAATTATTGTAAAGAAAATTGTCGGTGGGCTACCAGAAAAGAACAAACTAGAAATCGTGGGGGTAAACGAGCGACACGTCTTTATACATTTAATAACAAAACAATGTGTATTGCTGATTGGGCAAAAGAAATTGGAATTACCTCTCAATCCCTTCAAAAACGTTTAAACAAGGGTTGGCCGCTTGAATTAGCATTAAACCCAGAAAAGAGAGATTCAAATTATTCTAAGAGAGTAATTAAAACAGAACCGGCAAACAAGGGTAAAACAATAAGAAATAAAAACAGTAAATTTATTACAATTAACGGAGTTACAAAAACATACACCGAATGGGAAAAAGAAAAAGGTCTTAGCAAGGGTTTGATTTCAAAGAGATTGCAAAAAGGTTTTTCTGATTACGATGCAGTAATGAAACCAGTAAATAAAAAACCCTTTTGATCAAACATCAAGATGTTTTTTTAATTTCTTAATTTGCTTCTGACGTTTATGTTCTGAAAGCCAGAACTGCATGTACATAATTTCTTCTGGGTCAAAGAACTCAGGTTGCTTAAGAGCGTTCTTGACTAGCTTCTTTTTGCTTGTCACGATGTTTAGTGTTCTTTTCTTCCATTTTAGTGCGAGCTTTCTTTAAAGCTTCCTTACGCTTCGAATTATCAGATTCTTTTTCGTTTCCAGTGTTATCTGTTTCTTTACCTTCTTTCTCTGCTGCTTTCTTCTTGAAGTGTTCAAGAAGCTGCGGGGGCATTTTATTCTTTGCCATGATCAACCAAAATAATTTGTAGAACCAGATGCTGCTCGGGTCAGCAATGCTATTGGATCTATCTTACTACGGCTTGCCGTTAGTGGGGTTGAAAGCGTATCTTGCAAGTAATAATCTAAAAAGTTTTTTCCTTTTTCTTTTGCTGCCTGTTGAACAGGCATAATCAAATTAATATTAATCGGTTGACCGGGCAACTGTTGTTGACTTAGAACCTGTTTAGGTGCTTCAGTGGGTTTAGTTTGGCCGGTGGTAGTTCCTTGGGGATAAGAAGCCTGCGGTAACGTACCTAGGTCTCCTAAAGTACTTTTGGCTGCTTTATATAAATCACCACCCGGTTTCATTCTTGGTGCAGCTGCTCCCACACTTGTTCCAAAGGAATCTTTTGCTGAAAGGCTGCCACCGGGATTTCCAACTAAAACAGTTGCATAGGCTTTTTCAATACCCATGCCAGGTTTATATCCTCTCTGATCAAAATATTTTTTAACATAAGGAAGCTGTTCTGCAATGGTCATTTCTTTAGATGGAAGACCAACTTCCTTTCTTGCTCCAGGGCCGAATTGAATTAAGCCACGATATTGTCCACCAGCACCACCCCAAACATTAGGACGGAATCCAGATTCAAGTTGAATTAAACCGCCAAACTCATAGGGATCTAACCCGAGTTGCTTAGATGTTTGAATAAATGCAGTTTTATCTTCTGGTGTTAATTTGTATGGTTGTTGTGTGGATTTAGCCATTATTATCGTACCTCATTAGAAAAGTAAATACGAGTACCAACTGCAACATCGGCTGGTCCAGGCAATGCTTGAATAAACTCTGCACCTTCTCGATTGAAACGATAACGTGCTTGTTCAGGATTGCGATAATTTGGAACATAAAGATGAAGTGCAAGCCGATCACATTCATACATGTAGATCTGCGTCCAGGTTTTTAATGTATCCTTATAATCAGTTGTACTAATTGTACGGTCAACATCACCTGCAATGTTTTCACGACGACCTGCTGGTGTAATGTCATTGTTGACACTACCAGTCATATCAGTTCGTTTTTCAGCTTCATCGCAACGAGTAACTTGCTCTACAATTTTTGAATACCAGTAAGAGTCTTGAATATTATCAAGAGCTTCCTCAAGACGAGCAAGGTCACCAGCAGGAATTGAAGTTTGATTGTATCCTAAATGCCAGCGTACCTTGGACTTAAGGAAGGTATCTAATTGCATTGCAAGTATCTAATCCCAATATTATTCTACACGAACAAGATTCTCTTTAAAGATTTCGTCCCAATCAATACGTTTAATTGCACGTAGTTGTTCAAGTTTTACAAACTTTTCACCTTGCATTGAAGATTGTAAATCTTTAATATCACGCGCAGTTTTAAGACCAACACCAGGTAAAGCATCAGCAATCTGACGCGCACTTGCAGTATTGATGTTAATTCTTACATCAACTGGAAACGTTTCTTTCTTAGCAGGAATTGGAGGATTAACACCTTCTGCTTTAAGTGATTCAGTAAGACGTTCCTCTGTTTTAATCTTTTCAGTTGTTGCTGCTAGATGAGGTTGCAAATCTTCTTCATGAACGTACAAAACTTCATCTTGTGCATCAACACACATGACAATTCCATTGCCATGATTAGAGATCATTTCCACCAAGGAACCAGTGGGTTTGTATTGATAGAGCATCAATAGTATTTAAATCTATTCATACAATACCAAAGTACATACCTATAGACAATAAAAAAGGCCGGTCCGTAGACCAGCCCTTTTATTAGATCAAGTAAAGATTAGGTATCGTCGCCACCTTGCTGAGAAGCAAAGTCAATGAACTCCTGAATATCATTCCAGGACACCTGAGCAGCAGGGCGCAGGTAGTTTACACGGCAGATAATGTAAGCAGCTTTACCAGCGGTGGAATCATCAGAAGAGATGAACACACCGTCACCATCAACAGAGGTAGAGGTAACACCGTTAACATTATAAGCCTTAAAGGTGGTATCTGCAGTCACCTTATAGAACATGGAGTTTGCAGCATCCTGGTCATCAATACCAGCAGTAGTAACAGCAGTCCAGAAAGGAATGTCTGCGACAGTGATATCGCCCACACCTTGAGCCCAAGCAGAGCTTGCAGCAGCGGGAGTGATCGCAGTAGCAGCAGCTAAACCATTGGCCTGAGTAGCAGGAACACCAAGGGGTGAACCAGAGTTATCAGGACCAAACAGAATAAACTCACCAGTAGTACCGCCGAGATCAGCGGTCACAGGGGAAGCAGGGAAGGAAGGCTCACCGCTAGCAGGAATGTCCTGACCAATGGCAATAGAAGCGCCATAAACATAAGCAGGACGATCGGCGGAAGCTTCTACCACCATGGAAGTACGATTATCACGCACACGATCATCAGGACGACGATCAGGAGAAGGGATAATCAGATTAAAGCTTTTGTAGCTAGCTTTGGTTGCAGCAAGGTTATCAACCTTGGCGTAACCAATCAGCTCATAAGCTTCGATACCAGGCCAGCCATACACACCTTCAGTATTGAAGGAAGAAAGGCGGTTAATTTGATTACCGGGCTGCAGGATAGCACCGGCTTCAGATTTGTAAGTAGCCATTGTTTAATTAACCTCCTATATCACTCAGTAATGGTGAAAGCAACAGTGGTGAAGTCCTTATTCAGGTTAGCAAAACCTGCATACAGTTGCCAGATCAGAATAATAAAACGACTAAAGTCATCATTATTATTGATCAGCACCTGAGCATTGGGACCACCAATACCAACACCAACAGACTGAGGACCGAAGAACAAGGCAGGAGGGGTATCATGAGAGATAGCACCGCCACCATCACCGATGTCTACGGTAATGGACTTAGAGGGGAAGTTGGTGCTTTCGAAGAACCGGACGCCTTCAAACACAAAGCCAGAGGGCATTACGGGTTCACCACCAACGAACTGAGCTTGGCCATACTGACCGCCGCCATAAAGGGCAGCGTTAGGAGCCATCATACCCATGAGGGGATTAGGCTGACCCATGCCAGGATAGCGAGCCACTTCGCGGAAGCCTTGATCAGCACGTAGATCCTTCATGAAAGAGGGATCAGCAATACAGCGATAGTAACCGTCAGCGAAGACGGGCACGTTACGCTTACGCAGACCTTTGACCACTTCGAGGAGGTCGGTCTTAACATTAAACTTGAAGCGTTCTGAAGCGTACTCAGTAGCAGAGTAAGCAGTCAGAGTAGTTGCACCAGTTTTGGCTTTGTTATTAGGATAGTAATAACCGCCTTGGGTGTCAGAGGATTGACCGCGAGATTCTGCCTTGAAGAGTTCATCAAGGAAGACACGATCACGCCAGCGACGATAGTCATCCAGAAGGGTAAGACTACCAATAGACTGGTGGAACATATTGAGATTGCCAGTGTCTAAAAGAAGACGCTGAGCAGTCATTAAGGTCTCCCTGGCAATTTTGAAAGTACTAGGAAGATTAGTGTTATTCGGATCAGCGGGGCCGGTATACTCACGGAGAGACACCAGGACCTTATCTTTAACAATAGACCGGCTGTTAGCAGTACCAATAGTTTGATCTTGAGTACGCTCACGGCTGGTTTTAGTGCCAGGATTACCGAAGAACCGATAACGGTCTAACTGAACAGTCTGGCCTGGTTGCTTGGTAAAGTCATGGACTACCACGGGCTCGCAGGCCATCTCAACAATGTCATTTTGTTAACCCAAAGGCTCTTTATCCTTTGGCTCTTATGGTTTTCCATCCCATAAGTTCAGACTATATCATCAACCTTTAAGGTTGCCGCGCACTCTTGCCTCCTTATCGCCCTTTCTTTAAGAATTCGGGCTCGCTCACTTATGGGGATTAAAGTGAGGTCAATTTTATGTGCCATACAATTTGGAACATAAGGTTCAATTGCATCGCACAGTTTTTTTACTGCTTTTTTATTAAAAAACAAGTAATAAAGATTTGTTTTCTTATGCAACTTGGTTACTGCTTTTGCACCAGTTAAATTGAAAATCCAATTAGCAATGTTGGTAGTTGTTTCAAAGTCTTCATAAACCGCCAAATTCCCCACAGTTTCTTGAAGGGGATTCGGATACTGTTTTCCGGTCTTAGGATTTTTTTTGATTCGCAAATTTTTGACAATGCAGCCATCGTCGCACCAAAAAATTGCTAACTCTTGAAGACCTAACTCTGATAAAACATTCCAGGTAAAAATTTTTTTACCGTCTTCGTACATCAATTCATACAAATAAAGAAATTTTGAAAATCCTGCACACCATTGATAGGCTTTAAGGATTCCTTTATTCATTGCTTTGTTGATAGAAGCCGAAGAATTTATGATCTTTGAAACTTTTTCAACTTTCCATTGCAACCAAGCATATTCTTTGGGAGAGTGAGCCAGTTTAATACTGGTTACATTTTTTCATTTAGGACGACGATGCAAATTACCGTCTCCAAGAATAACGCCAATAAGAAACTTTTCTTCTTTAGTAAACATGACAAAGGTAGTCGTTGCACCTTCCCAGAATTACTTCTGGGCTTGGCTCAGGATTCCCCAATTGTAACACACCCGGTGTACAAGCGGCGGGGTTCCCTGAATTCACGCGGTTTTCACTAACTTTTTACAAAGTTAGGGCGCACAAGTTGACGCAGGATGCGGACGGTATAGTTCCGCACCTAGTAGTTTAGGGAAGTCGTTCTCCTGATCTCTAATTACTTAGAGGGGTGGACTATCTCTTCACCCCAATGGGGTGCCGGGCGCTAATGGCGTATTATAGATGAAGCGTCATCTGCCGCCTAGTCTCTGCACGTTCCAACCACGCTTGGTTGGCTTCGCTCAGGATTACCCTCGTAAAACGGTGGGGTTTCCCTGAATTCACCCGGTTTTCACTGACTGGTTGCCCAGCCAGGTGACAACTTTGAGTTAGCTATCAATAAACATTTTTAATTCAGCGTAAAGTTTTAGCTGATACTGGACCCCTATTGGCCCAGAACAGCAATAGCATTTCCTGTCTTACTTATTAAGTTTTCAAGGTTCTGCCATTACTGGCCTGGGACCATAGGCCCCATTACTTAAAATTATACCAGGAGTTTATTTATCGTAATTAATAATCAAGCTTCTGGATTAAAAACAGGCTGCATACCAATGTAACCACTGACTCGATTATCGGCGTCATAAACATTTGGCGGAACAGTACCCATCCGACCATACGGATTAACAGTGGGCCCTTGCATTGCAACTTGTTGCGCTTGAATCTCAGGATCAATAACTTGACCTTGCTGCATCATCTCCGCTTGCAAAGCAGCTTGCAGCATCATATCTTTTGCTTGCTGTGCTTTCTTAACAGCTTTTTTTGCTGACTTTGCCATGGATCAACCTTGTTGTTGTTGAGGCATCATGCCAACAGGAAGTTGACCACGCATTGCTTGCATTGCCATCAGCTGTTGCAATTGCTGCGCTTGAATAGCATCTTGAGTAATTTGAGCATTACGTACTTGAATACCGGACATCAGACCCATCTGACCAAGAGGTGAACCAGGAACAGCAAGATTAAGATAACCACCAGCAAGGTCTTGAGGCATCATTTGACCTTGACCGCGAGGGTCACCAATTTGTACTTGTTCAACCTCACGACGTTGTTCACCGGGGCCAGTAATGTTGCCAGCACCAAAGGCCATGCGATCACCTGCCATGCGTTGTTCTTTTTTCTTTTGCATCATGGTCTTAAATAAATAAGGGGCAGCTATCACTACCCCTTATTTTACACTTACTTGTTTTATTAATAAACGGCGTTTATTAAGATTACGAGTATCACTCCATCACAAGCATCTTGGAGCGGAACACTTCAGGATTCTGCTGAGCAGCATTCAGATAACGCCAAGCATTAGCGGGATCTTGTTCTGCAAGGCTGCCAAAGCTGTTCCAGAAGTCCGCAGGATTGCCTTGGGGCTGCGGCTGAGGGGGAACAGGCATCTGGGGCCGAACAAACTGTTCAGGAGCTGCCTGAGGGGCTTGTGCAAACTGTTGGGGTGCGGCTTGCTGGTAACCCACTTCCTCATCGGGAATCGGATAAGGACCATTCTCACCAAAGAACTCACAGGTATAATCTGCAAGCACATCAGGATCAGTCAAGATCTTTTCATAAGCACGATGCTCATCAGATAATTCTTGAAGCAAACCAACAGCTTGCTGCAGCTGTTCATTGTTTTGAATCAGATTATCTTCCAGGTTGCAGCTGT